ATGCTCCGCCCAATTTAGTGGAATATAAATCCCCGGCTATACCCGCATCTGTAATTAAGGGTTTTACCCCCTCTGGACTAAGTCCTCTGGCTACATAAGGGTCTGTTCCCATAGGAACCTTGGTACCTATACTCTCAGTGCTCTTAGCACTAAGGTTTCTACCCTCTGGAATCATACTTTCGGGTTTAGTGCCGTCATACAAAGTAGTGTCACTTTTTATGGCTGTATCTTCACTGAATAAATCACGAACACTAGTCAAACTGCTGTCTGTTAATGGTTTAAAGCTACCCTGTGTAAAAGCATTTTTTATATTCTGTGTTCCATAATTTACATCAGACATTATGTTTTTGCCAAAACCATCTAGTCCTGACCTAGGTCCAGAAAAGCCCGCAGATATAGCGCCTGTAGCACCCCCAAGTAAAGCTGATTTAAAAGCATCTTTTACACTGCCGCCCTGCAATAGTGAGGTAATACCCGCTCCTAATGCACCTGAGTAGATTTGCCCAAGCCCCGGTAGAAAATAATTTAACGCTATGGGAACTACAATTGGAGCCACTTTTTTAAGCGCCTTACCTACACCTTTTAATGCACTGCTGACACCTTTTGCAACAGAACTAACAGCCTTCTTAGCTCCTTTAAATAACTTTTTTAGAAAGAACTCTGGTAATCCTGTCTCTGGGTTTAAACTATTTTTGCTTGTACCAACCACATATCTTTCCGGATCTTCTACGCCAAGCTCACGCAAGTGACCAAATATACTTTCTTTTAGTTTTGGGTTGTTCTCTATCAAGGCTCGTGGAACGATTAGCTCGCCTGTTTCCACATGAGCTATGGTATCATCACCATAACGACCAAAATTAGCCATTTCTTTACCAATAGTCTTAAACTGAGCTATTCCGTTCTGACCGTAAAGATCTTGTAGCTCCTTATCTTCAAGAAGTTTTATCTCTTCGTCTGTGTAGATGAAGTCAGCTATACCACCTGATGGTATGTTTTCTTGTTTAAGTGCTTGGTCCATACGCACATCCTACCTTATTTTTGTTTATACGTCTATGTCTTTACTTTAACAGTTCCATTATCATTAAATAAAGCCCCAACTTCAAGTCCTGAATCACTAGTAGGCAATTGTGTAAGAGTAATCTTAGTGCCCCTTAACTCACCCGGATTTTGTAATTGTGTAACTAATTGACTTAAACTTCTAACCATTTCATTAAAATATTGTTGGTCATACTCATCAGGGGCTAAAGGAAAATTTGGTGGTACAAGTTGTCTACTCATCTATCTCCATCCGCTCTTATGTCTACCCTAGGGGTGCCCAGTCTCCAGTTTACTTTTTGTGTAGTGCTTTCCACCCTTAAACCAAAAGAACGACCCCTAAGTCTTAAATGATTAAGTTCTGTTGTTGGTGTAACTGTATTTGTAGACGTTTTAACAAAACCACCGTTTGGTGATCTTTGTGCTTTTAGTGCAAAAACAGCTTGTTTATCACTTGCAGCTATATCAGTATCACTGTTATCAAAACTAATATCTGGTAACATTCTTCTTAAAAATACAAACTGATCGCCATCTTGAACATCTAAAGGACTTGATTCAATAAAAGATGTAAAAGCTGTGCCATCATTATCATTACCTTTTTCATGGTTATACACAAGATTAGAATCTGTTGCTAAAGGATATTGATAAACACCTCTATCTATCCAAGAACTTCTTGCAAGATTGCCAACATACCAAATTTTTTGATCGTAGTTGTAGACTACATATTTATCATTTTCTCCGTTACCACCATTGGTAAGAGAGTTAGATTGAGATGGATAAAACCAAAAGACTTCTCCAAAAGATGAATTGACGCCAGCATATACTTTTTCAGATTGATTCTCGTTAAAATCTCCAAAAACATGATCCCTTACTGTGCAAGGTAAAACTTGAACACGACCGTCATAAACGTAAAATCTATCATAACCCATCCATAAAACAGCATCACCAACTGCAACGGCACTGTTGAAGCCACGAACCGTGGTAGAGCTTGCAAGTTGTGTAATACCAAAAGTAAAAGGCGGACCAATAAACTGCATACTATGAACAGATGTGTCGGTTAAAACAACTATTTCTCTTCTTGTTTTGACGGCTGTTATAATTTCAGAACCTGAACCAATCCTAAGATCACCCGCAGTGTTTATAGGACTTGGTATCCATTGAAAAGGGTTTTCTTGAGTGCTAAACCTAATCAGTAATCTATCTTGTTCGGTTTCTCCTAAAGCATTAGTGCCAAAACAAATCACATGACGATCTCTTTCTGAAACAATTACTTTACGCGATTTTGTTGGAGCTGCATCAGATAATTCAATTAAATTTTTTGCCCTTACACTGGTTCCTAAACTTTTGTCCCAATAAAAAACACCACCGTCTCTTTGATTTATTATTAAATCTTCACCAAAATTATCCTGTGACCACAACCTTAGTGTTCCCCCTCCAGCTGTTTCAGTAGAAGGATCACCCCATCCATCGGCTCCCCAAGTACCAGCACCAAAACCATCACCGGGCACAACTGTGTTTATACCTACGTTTAATTGATATTCAGCATCTGCCGAGCCAGCACTAGATATTGTAGCAGCTGCGTCAGTGCTAAGTGTAATCGTGTAAGTGCCAGAGGTTGGAACGGTAATAATCTCGTGCTCTTTATTTAGTTGTGTATTAAGAGTTGAGTTACCTGTACTTGAATTACTTAAAGTTACAAAATCACCTACTAAGGCTCCGTGAGAACCGTCATTAACAGTAACCGTAGAACTTGAACTTGATGTTGTAAATGTAATCGCCATTATGATTCATTCCTAAAATCTGTAACAGTTACATTATTGCTAAATGTTACAATCGTTACATCTCCAACAGAGGTTGCCATTGCAGGATTTTCTAAGTTAAAGCTTGTAGTGCCAATTTGACCAGTGCTACTTACACCAGTAACAAATGCGGGTGCAAGAGTATCATTTGCTTGTGCGTTAATCACCTCATCTCCAAGACCTGTAGTGCCTACTGTTCCTGAAACAGCAAAAGCAATGGTGTTACCACTAATGTCGAATACCACCTCTCCATTCACAACTTTTCTGCGTATTGGAGTTATATCGTTATATCCTTGAGATTCTTCAATATAAAATTTAATTTGTGTGCCTAAACCTAGATATTTATTTCCTTGTAGATTAGCCCAAGCGTGCAATGATCTAGCAACACCCAAAAAAGTTGAAGTTGCATACTTTTCCCAACCACCTAACTTTTCTGGATAACCAAAACGAAAACGAACTTTATCGCAATCATTCCAACCACCTTTATTAGTATAAGAGGTTGTTTCTTTGTTAATACCGGGTCTAAATTTTAAAGATGTAATAGGCATAGCATGATGATACTACTCTTTTGGATAAATTACAATATTTGCACAAATTCTTCTTTCCACATCAGTTTGTACAATGCCACTATGTTTATGAATGTTTTCAAAATGAACAGCACCATTTCTTCGTGAGGCTACTTCTAAGTTACCTATTTTAGTACCTCCATTACAATCTGTAAAATTTAATATAATTATTTCATATTTTGGATCAGGCTCTTTATTTATAGTAGGTAAGCAAATATCATGATGACTTGTTGTAATAATCTTAGTGTTTTGATTAGTATATAAATTTAGCTTGAATCTGTGTAGCTTAGATTTGAATTGGTTTTCAATAGATTCTATCAAAGGTTTCCATATCTCATCTATTTCTAAGTCTCCTTCTTCGTGGAAAATTAATCTACCAAATAGAAAACTATCATCTTCTGCCTTAACATTATTTACATTATAAAATTTTTTATGAAGAGTATATTTTGACCAGTGCCAACTAACCTCATTTGAATACACATGTTTTTCTAGTTCTTCATAGTATTTAGAATCTAAAAAAGAATTAAAATATTTAAACAAAGGAAAATTTATAATGTTATTGTTCATTTTTTAATAAAAAAATCACCAAGTTTTTCTGGATTACAACTTACAATGGGTATTGGATTTAACATATCATCTATGATTGATTTTTTAAGACCAGCACCAAAATAATTAAAATTAATAGTAATCCTAAATGGAACATTTGTGGGTGATGAACTAGAGTGCATTGTTGCAGCATCAAACAATAATAATCTATTTTCAATAGCTTGTATTTGTGTTCCGTCTGCCATCGTTGTTGGTGCATCACATGTTGTTAAATAGAATAAAGCTCCTTGATGTTTAAAATCAGAATCACAATGAGGAGCGTGATGTTCTACTTTTCCAGTTTTACTAGGAAAATAAAGGTTAGATTTAATTCTGTAAATTGCTTCCATATGTATTTTTGATGTAATTAATTCAAAAGGACTTCTCTCAATTCCGCCAATCCAACCATCATGATAACTATGATGAACAAGAGTAGCAAAATACATAGCATCATTACTAGTATCATGAGTGTTTATTCTTGCTGACAATAACCAAGGAAATCCACCCCCTGGACCTAAATATCGTTTAATAATTCCAAATTCTTCTGGATTAAGAAAATTGTCATAAACTACATAATACATTTTTTCTCCTATTGAAAGTTTGGACCATGCACCCAACAAACTAAACTATATCTAGTGCCTTTTGTTACTGGAACAACACCATGCTTCATGTAAGAAGGAAAGAATATAGCAGTGCCTTGTTCCATTGAATCTTCTACATTGAATTTATCCTCATCATCTGGAAACTGAAAAGTACCACCTTCATAATGTTCTGGTGAAGTTAATTGTATAGAAACAGATAGTTTTCTAACTGATTGACCTTGAGGAACCATATCGTAAACACCGTCTTCATGAGGTTTATAAAAGCCTTGATTGCTTTCATCATATTTAGTGATTTGAAAAGGTTCGGGATCACTTAAGTCAAAATGATAAAAATCTGAGTTTACTTTGTGTATTAACTGACATACTGGCGTATATATATCTAAGTGTTTTATTGAACCAGTCAACCAACTCACTTGACTTTGTCTTATAGAATTAATTTTATCACCAATTCCAGTGTATGCTTTTTCAAAATTAGGTTTTGCTCTTTCTATGATTGTATTACACAAATCAGCACTTAAGGCTTTTTTAGCTACTATTATGTTTCTTCTCATATTCTCCTCATCTCTGCTATGTGGCTATAGGGTGCTGAAATTTCATAGAAAAAACTTATGTATGTTATTCTTTCTTCTCCAGGTTTTAAATTATAAATTGCACCATGAGGAGTAGCACCATCAAATGCTATCATCTTATTATATGAAGAATTGAAAACACATTCTGTTTGAAATTTATTTTTATGGTCATTAAAGCACTTACTAAACTCATCAAGTTTTAAATCTTTTGTTTTAATATTGTTACTGTACTTAATTTTCTCTCTATATTCTTGATCTTCGTTTTTAAAATCTGTTAAATGAAAACCATCTTTTCTAGAATATATTGCTGTTCCAGAACCTTCTTCTTTTGAAAGATATAATATAACTGTATATTTTGAAGTATTGTCTTGATGTATCCAACCCTTTCCAGAATTTTCTTTGTTTAAAATATGAAACTCTACATCATCATATGTTATTTTTTGAAAGTGTCCTGTGCCTGTCCATGATACGTTTCTAAAAACATTATAGTCTGGATATAAAAGTCTGATGAGTTTACCATTAATATTTTCAAATAAATCTTTATCTATTTGATGTAATGCTTTAGTTCTAGTCCCAGGATATTTAGGTTCTTTTTCTGTATAATCTAATGACATAGCTAAATCAGACACATACTTTGGATTATTTAAAAAATCAGTTACTTGCAAAGTAGGGTAGTTCATTTTCTACTCGTTTATTGTGTGTAGTATAAATTGGGTCTTCGATCATAGGCATATTCTGGATAGAATTTACCGTTTTTTTCTATAAAGTGTAGAAAAAGTTGTGTGTGATAATTATAGTCAAGTTCGTGTCTCCAATGTTCTTGATCACATCCTTTATAAAGTACAGCTTGACCAACTTCTAATTCAAATTTTTTATCGTCTACATAGATTGCCCAGTCATTTCCACCATCACCACCTAAGTTTAAAGTAATACTTACTTCACATGAAGGTCTGTCTTTGTGAGGTGGGCAGTCTTGACCTTTAAAATATCTTCTCCAAAATGAATATGTAGGTACTAATTCTTTACCATACGCCTCTTGAACTTTTGGTTTAATGTAATGTAATATATTTTCTATCGGAGGATCACCGTACATTTGACAAGTGTCAGAAAACATCTCACCTTCGTTTGGATTTCTAGTAACAAATTTATGATCGATCACATAATTAATGTGATTTAAAATTAACTCAACTTGAGAGTCTGTTAGACAATTTATTTTTTTATTCATAATGAGAGATTATGCGATCTAATAAGATAATTCAAGAAAAATCTTACCAAGGAAAAGTTGCATTTCCTTCTGAATCTTGTTTTGGAACTCCACCGTTAACTCTTTCTTGAAACTCAAGTTCACCTTCAATCCGTTCTTTTATATCTGCTATCGTAGAAGAACCAACTCTGTTTTCTACCCATGTTTTTACATTTGCCTCTGTGACAGATCCATACGCTACAAAGCCATTTGATAAACCAGTAACATTCATATCTAAGTCAAAACCACCTGAAGCTGTTATGCTACCTACTGTTTCACTAGTTCCAGTAAGTGTTGCTTCAACTCTAAGTATTACATCTGAATATGTTGTACCACTTTCAGTAATATCTTTGGTATACAATCTATTTATTGTCCATGCGTATGTTGCCATTATGTACTCCTTAACTCTGTACTGTTCCTGCTACCGTTCCATTATTTGTAAAAGTAAAACTTATTGGTGAAGCTCTTTCAACTGCTAATCCAGCTGCTCCTCCTGCTCCTCCTGATCCTCCACTTGCACCACTAGTTGTTGAGTTTGTTCCGTTTGATCCATTGCTCCCACTTGCACCAGCTGAACCATAGCCACCTCCAGTACCACCTGATCCTCCAGCACCACCGTTTCCAGCAGAGCCAGTTGAACCAGAAGAACCACCAGCACCAGAGTCTCCTCCAGGTTGATTCTGGAAACCTCTACCTAAACCACCTGCTCCTCCAGCACCACCGTTATGTCCACCTACTTGGTTTTGTGATTGTTGTTGTTGAGGAAAAGTTCTTCTTATGTCGTAATGATATGTTTGTGTACTAGGTGATTCTTCAGAAAAACTATATTCTAAAAATCTATACGAACCTCTGTAATATGTATATTGCCCTGAACTGTAAGAAGTAGTGCTATGAGTAATAGGACCACTCGGAGATGTTTGATTTACTATAAATGAGTTATTCCATCGAATACTAGCACCTTTAGGTGAGGTTTGGTTATTATATAAAGCAGGAATAGACCATCGATAAGTTGGATAAGGTATAGCGTTATGAGGACCTTGTTGTCCTGTAGTCTGTTGTTGTTGCTGCTGTTGAAGGTTGCCACCTTTTCCGCCTCCGCCTCCGCCACCAGCACCGCCACCACCAGCTAAGATACTTCCGTTATTAACAAAAGTACAAGCACTAGCGACTTTCATAGCGTCACCACCAGCAGATCCAGCAGAACCACCACCACTATTAGCACTTCCAGCAGAACCTCCTGCTCCTCCAGCACCAATAATAGTTCCATTATTAGTAATAGTTATTGGACCAGAAGCACCAGAGTCAATCTCTAAGCCATACTCGGCAGTATCGTCTGCACCAAGGGTAGTATTAGCTGGTATAGTTACAACTTTGGGATAATCTACAGCATAGTCATCACCAAACTGAGCACTTAAATTTGACTCTGTAATAGAACCAGTTGCATATGTAAAACTAAACCCTTTAGCTTGATCATAGTAATCACTTACATCAATAGCACCAGATGTTGCAACAGAAGCGGCGAGATTTGTAGCAGGATTATTACCAGCTTTTTTTCTTATGTTAGAACCACCTCTATACAGATCACTAAGACTGATTGCACTAGAACCACCTACAAATTCAGTTCTTAGTGCAGAAAACGCTAAAGATTGTCCAGAACTTGGTATTGCCACTGATTAACCTCCGTTAAGAATTTGTTGTTTTAGATGTGTTACTTCGTTGCTAAGTTGTTTGACTGCTTCCATTAAAACTGCTGTTAATTTACCATAGTCTACAGATTTTGTTTGCATCTCATCATCTGCTGTCAACACAACCTCTGGCACAATACCCTCCATGTCTTGTGCTAATACACCAACTTGAGTACGAGCATTTTCTACATCATTTCTTTTGTAGTAAACACCTTGCATCTGCATAACTTTTTCTAAAGCATTTTCTATAGGACTTATATCTGTCTTAAGTCTTTTATCAGAGAAAGCAGTTACATCATTGTTAAATGTTGCAGCTCCAGCACTTGACATATCTATGGTCAATGCTGTTATTCCAGAGCCACCATCATCACCTTTAACTATAAAATCTTTATCTTGCACTTTTGTTTCTATAACAAAATCACTGCTTGAGTTTGTTAAGTGTGCAATAGCTGTTCCACCATCTTTGAATATTACGTCTGCACCATCTGCATCAAGTATAATGTCTCCAGCAGAATCAAATGTCATATCACCAGAGTTTGTTTTTACTGTGCTAACATTTACAGAACCACCAGATAAATCTAAATCTACAAAGGCATCCACAACGGCTGCACCAGAACCTGCACCATCAAGATAAACAACCTTTGTGTCTCCAGGTCCTATGGTTATATTAGCACCAGAGCCTTGTGATATTATTATATTCTGTGAGCCACTTGTCGCATTTTCAATAATATGCACTCTTTTCATTGTGTTCGGGCCGATAGTAATTGTACAAGCAGAGTCTAATGTTCCAGTGTATTTTAAGAACAATGCTCTTCCAGCATCTGATGATCCATCTGCTATCGTGGTTGTATGTGTGTCTGCATTTGTTGTTATGGCTTCTGTTCCAAAACCTAATGCCTCACCAATTAATTCTAAATTTGTGTTCGTGGATGTACCCCAAGTTCCAGATTCGTCACCTGTGGCTATCTCTTTTAATCTAAGATTATTTACATATGTTGCCATTTATGCCGCCTTTTCTACCCAGTTCGCCACTTGCGTGGGTTCAATTAAACTATAAACTTGCTCCTCACCAGTTGCACCAGTGCCACTAACTCCAGTTAAAGATAACACAGAACCTGCTGTTATTGCAAGAGTTCCTGCTGAAATTGATAAACCAGCTAGTGTTACTGCAATATCTGTACTACCAGTAACAGTTTCATCGCCTAATGCTGTTGTTCCAACAACTGTTGTAACTGGTGCTCCAGTTGTTGTTGCTACCTTATAAACAATAGGAGTATTCGCTGTCCAACCCATCGCTGAATGATTAGAACAATAATAATATAATGTTGGAGCATCTGTTGCCACAGTTATTTCTGTGTAAGCTCCAGCACTTCCAGGTGTTCCGCTAGTTGTTACTCCAGTCGTGTATTCACTTCCACCACCATGAGTTCCGTTTGCAGTTGTACTAAATCTCAATGGATGACCAGCATTACTACTATCACTTTGATCGAATCTGTAAGTATTACCCTCAAATAAATCTAAAGTAACATCTGCCGTAGCTGTTGATCCGTCTATAGCAAATTTGTTTGTAGACCCCACATTATAGTAAGGATGATTAGATGGATTACCACCTACTACAGTTACAGTGTATGTTATTGTTGTAGCAGAATATCCACTTATTAATGTAGAAGCAGAGACACCAGTGACTGAAAGTAAAGATGTACCAGTTTCTGTGGTATTACCTACGGATCCAGTTAAGGCTGATTGCGTTACAAACGCTTTTGATTGAGGTGTAGTTGCCTCATCACCTAGACCAGAAACACCTTGAACACCAGTGACACTAAATGTGCATGTTCCTGTAATTGTGGGGGAACTAAGTTGACCTTGTGCTTCAAACCCGGTCGGTGTAAGAGTTTGTCCTACATCAGCAAATACACCACCACCCCATATATGTGCGCCCCAAGCATCACTACCCCATCCAGATAAAAATCCAGTTGTTGCTTCTAAACCAGTGACTCCAAAAGATATAGGTATTTTAGGTAATACGGTGCCAACAGAAGCGGTTGAACTAACACCTGTAGGTGTAATTATAAAAATACTACTGGCTGTTACTGTTCCAACAGCACCAGTAGCTTCTAAACCAGTCTCTATTACTAGAGATCCAGCAGTAGTTCCTTCATCTCCAACGGCTGTTGTACCAGCAACACCAGTAACAGCAAAAGAAGTGTTACCAATACCACCCCATCCAACGGCACCCCAAGTGCCTTGTCCCCAGCCGTTAGCCATAAGGATTTAACCTATGCTATACGGATAATAGCGTTTGAAGCGTCAGCAGTTGGAAACTGAATTGTAAACGTACCAGATGTTGATGTCTTATTAGATGTAAAATCTAATACACAAACAGCTTTGTTACTATCAGAGCTGTTATATATCAAAGCTCCCATCGCAGTAATTGTTGCTGTTGTAAAACTTAAATCTGCAAAATCTGTGAACGCGGTAGTACCAGATGTTGTTGGATCTACTCTTGTTAAACTTCCACCACCAGTTGCGTATGTTCCACTTGAGGCGACCTCACCAGTTGTGGTAAATGCAGTAGTTGTAGCTCCTAATGTTGCAGTTGTAGATGATTTACCACCACTACCTTCTGCATATAAAGCTAACTTAAAAGTGTCTCCACCAGAGTTTTTAAAATTGTGTACACCTTCTAATAACTCTTTTTTGAAGGAAGTACACATTGCTTGTGCTATAGCCATATTAGAGTCTCCTTATATATTCAGCCGTTTCCTTTTGACCACTTGATCTTAAGGCTTGGATTATAGTACCACGCTCTTCCTTTCTTGCCAAGAGAAGATAATGATATAACACTTTTTTGAGGTGCTCTCTAAATTGATTAGCTTGTTGTCTAATATGTGGAGGGGCTTGATCTGATATACTAACTATTTTGTCAACAGCTAAATCTGCTATTTGTTCATTCGTTAGACCACCTTTATCTGAAGTCATTACATTTACTGTTCCGGCCTGTGAAACTCCTACGTTAAACATTTTTATTCTCCTCATAAGTTATTCCGGGTATGTCTTCTCTGCCAATTAAATTTGGCGTTGCATCTAAAGGCTCTGGTGGTTCTAATTTAGATTTTTTAGTAATCAACATTTCACCCTGTGAAGTCGTAGAAATCAAAGGATCATCTAATCTGTGGTACCCGTATAATTTTTGATCGTCTGAAACATTGGTGTCTAACAAAGAAGAACTGTTTGCTATGTGCAGTTTTATTCCTTTTGACACTGCTATAGCTAACCAAAACTCACAACAAGCTCTACCCGCCTCCGCAAAATTAATCGCTTTATGTGTAAAGTCTATGCCATATAAGTGTAAATCAGTGACTTCTTCTGCTATAGCATAAGCCAGTGCATAAGCAACAGTGTTGTTTAAATACGCATATTTAGTTTTTTGCAACACTTCTTTTAGTGGATATTCAACAACATCTGGACATCTCTCATCTAAGGTGCAAGAAAAAATAGGAACATTTATTTTTGTTTTTAACCTCTCTGCCATTATATTAGTCTGTTTTCCCGCATTAGGTGTATCTAAAAACCTTGAGGGTGGATCCATCATGAAACATTTATCATGGTATATAACACCAGACATGGCATTTATTGCCCAAACTTCATTAAAGGTTTCGCTTCTAATTTTAGCTAATATATATTCTGAAAAACTATTGCCGAGACCGACTATAGCCACACTTTTATTTTCCATATAAGATATGTAGTACTTTATCTTATAAGTGTCAAGACTTTGGTATTCTTACTAGACCTGTCCTAAAAGCGTCTGTGTTTTCTTGACCTTCGCCGTAAACTTTTAACCTGCTTATAGCCTCACTATACCTTGCCATGTAAAGCTGTATTAATTCAGTTTCGCCTTTCATAAATGTATAAGCTTCAACTAAACACGCATATAGTAAAGCATCAGGAGCATTAGTGCTAATCCAAGTGCTGCCTGAGTCATCTGTTGTAAGCGATGCTGGTCTATAAAAATAATGTAATTCTACTGCATAGCTTGAATCTGGAGTCGGAGCTACGATAAAATTATCAACATCAAAAGATGAATAAAATCTTGGAGTACCTGTGGTTGTAGGATTTGGTGTAAACTCTTGTATAAAGTTAACATCTTTTTGTAAAAGAAAAATATTAGCACTGTCTTTTACAAAAGATAGTGAAAAACTTGCAAGATAATCGGAGGGTTTTTGTAAAAATTTATTACTGGCTGTCATTGTTCCAGTAACATTTTTCCTAAAATAATCTAAGTCAACAGATTTAAGTATACGTTCTTCCGCGTTTTTTATAAAAAAATCTAACTCATTGACAAAAGTTGATTCGTCATTTTCTGTCCAATCTTGTATAGATTGTTTTAATGTTGTTAATGTAAAACTCATGCTACACTCACTGTTACCGTACCAATACTAACCGTAACCTCAAAACTTTCAAGTTTTTTTGGTATGTGACCATCGTTGTATGTAGGCTTATCTATTGGATTTGTTGTAAATACCAAGAAGTTTACAGGAATTGTAGGACTATCCGGCCTTGCATTTCTTATGGCTTGACCATCAACAGGAACTTTAAAAGGACCTAATTGCGGGTGCTTTCGTTCAAATTCATCTGGTCCAACCAAAGACCCATTCCACTCAAGCTTCATATCTCTCAGTCTATACTCCATGCCCGATCTATCTGATATACCTTTTGCAAATTTACCTGAAGCAAACCTACCCATCAATTACTCCTGAAGTACTGATATTCTGGTGTAACTGTAAAGCTAGATCTATCTCTATCCTCACCCATAGCTCTTTCAAACTCTTCTTCATAAATAACTTTAAGCATTTGTGTCAGCTGTGGGTTTTTCTTCATCGATAAGTAATAAGCTAGACCAGCCGTTAAACACGGATAAAAGCGAAAGGGGACTTCTAATGTGTTAACAGCTGTGTCCGCATCCTGTATCCTTGTTAAAGCATCGTAAACAATAACATCTGTGCTGTTTTCTGGTGCAGGCCATATTTTTAAGTTTGGTGTTATTTGTCTATCAAGAAAAAACTGTGTAGTTCTGCCAGTTGAAGTTTTGTTTGGTATGGCTAAATAACTGTCTCTACTAATTCTGCTTAAACTGAAATCAGTGCCGCTTCTTCGTACAACAGCTGATAATATATCTATTACATCCGTGCCAAGAGAGTAATCAGTATCATCTGCCGTGACAGTTTGTGTACGTTGTTCTATAGTCCATTGATTTAAACCTCTGTTGGCCCACTCAGCTAACATTAAATTCATAGACCTTTTTGCGGTTTTTAAATCATAACCTGTTCTGACTTCTAAACCGCATCGTTCAAACGCCTCTTCTATGTAATCCGCGACATCTAATTCAAAATTAGTGGAGCTTGAGGTTGCCATGTCTAATCCTTATATAAGTTATCAAATGTTACACTTGGGTCCATATAACTA